CACAGGAGTACCACAAAAATGGGGACCTCCAAAGATGAAAGGTGTAGGAGTATATCCTTATCAGGTTGCTTTAGAGCAATTATCCCATCCATCTTTGTCCCTTGGTAGCGTACTAGTTAAGGCAGTAACTTGTTATAGGATGCAATTCATTAAAATCAGGACTAAACTACCTGAATTGTTTACTGAATGCAAACCCTTGACACAAGTACAAACTGTATCTGGTATTGCCGGCCGACGTTTTATTGATGCTATGAATTTTTCAACATCACCAGGATGGCCACGAAGCGGTAAGAAATCAAAATTGCTTATTGATCTCGAACCAGATGACTATCCAGATGTCGGTAATCCGAGGACTTTTATCCCTGAAATATGGGAGGAGGTAGATCATATCAAGAAGTGTATGCTTAAAAGTGAGCGCGCTTATTGTGTATGGAAAGCTTGTCTTAAGGACGAACCCACTTCTGTTACAAAAGACAAAGTGAGAGTTTTCCAAAGTGCACCATTAGCTTTGCAGCTCCTTATCCGCATGTATTTCCTTCCTATTGTTCGTATTATTCAGATGAACCCACTATTGACTGAGTGTCTTGTGGGTGCAAATGCTGAAGGCCCTGAGTGGGAACAGCTTAATGAATTTATGGTTTCAAAAGGAAAGAATGTACTTGCTGGGGATTATAGCAAATACGATCAACGTATGCCGGCACAGATGGTGACGGCTGCATTTTCTGTATTGATCTGGGTCGCGGAATATTTATCTGAGTATTCGTGCGAGGATGTGGCTGTAATGAAGGCGTTGATAGCAGAAATTGTTTATCCAGTAATGTCTTATAATGGTGATATGATAATGCTGTTTGGATCGAACCCGTCAGGGCAAAATCTAACAGTAATAATCAATTCCATCGTTAATAGTTTACTGTTGAGAAGCTGCTATTATACCAAGTATCCCGAAGATAAAATGGGAACCTTCACCGGTCACTGTGCATTTGGTACATATGGTGATGATGTTAAGGGAACTGTTTCGGAAACGAAACCTCTTTTCAACCATATTTCCTTTGCTGAGTTCTTGTCCAAATTTGACATGAAGTTTACTATGCCTGATAAAGAGTCCGTTGCCACAGAGTACATGGACGCTGCTGAAGCAGACTTTCTCAAGCGTAGAAACTACTACAATGAGGACTTACAAGCAAATGTAGGTGTGTTAGCTGAAGATTCAATCTTTAAGCGATTACATGCACATTTGCTTTCTAAGGAACTATCATTGGAACAGCAATCTGCACAAAACATAGACACATCTCTTCACGATTGGTTTTACTACGGAAGAGAGAAGTTTGAAGAGCGAAAGCAACAAATGCAAGAAGTAGCTCAACAAGCTGGCATCACTCACATGTGTCGCGGATTCGATAAATCATACGATATGCGTGTTCAACACTGGCTGCAGAAATACAGACCAGAAGACGCCGATGATATCGAATGTGGTGCCCCACATACCTTTCGCGTGGATTATTAGGTTAAATCCCCACCCCGAAGCTCATCGGGGTTCCTGTGTATAGTTGAAACGAGCTGTGTATATTTGGTTACCGTGTTTATTTACAATTTTGCGTTTTGTATATTAATAGATATAGGCTTTGTACATTAAGGTATGATTCTTAATCATCCCCCTATTTAGGGGAGCAGTTTGCCACTGCAACACAAAACGATCTTCCCATGGCATGAGTCAGCCATGGTGATGTATCAGACTTACTACCAATTTTAATATAAAACAAGCTAGTAATAATCTAGCTGCACAAAATGTAGCTTTTAATGATCAAGCTGACCCTTATCTTTATGATATTGAAGGGTCAGTGGATTCAACACGAAAGCTGCAAGATTCAACTGACGCAGAATTGAATAATTTCTTTTCTCGTCCTATAAAGATAGCTGAATACGAGTGGAGTACTTCCATTCCAACCATTTCACAAGATTTTGACCCTTGGACACTCTATTTTGAAAATCCCAGAGTAGCCAATCGCCTTGTGAATTACAATTTATTGAGATGTAAATTATATCTTAAATTTGTAATAAATGGCAATGGATTTTTGTATGGGAGATCCATCGTATCCTATCTTCCCGCTTATGCTTATGACGACTTATCGTCAAACGCCGCACTTATCAAGGATGATTTAGTGCAAGCGAGTCAGCAACCACATGTTTATTTAGATCCAACCACTTCCACTGGAGGAGATTTGTGTTTACCATTTTTCTATCATGAAAATTATATACATATCCCCGGTGGAGATTGGGATAGAATGGGTCGCATCTTCGTGCGAACCCTTTCCGATCTTAAACATGCTAATGGAGCATCAGACCAAGTTACAATTTCCTGTTTCGCTTGGGCTCAAGATGTTGAGTGTTCGGTCTTAACGATCAAAGAACCATCAACACTTACTCCCCAGATGGGTGAGAATGAGACCGCAAACAAAGAAGGAATTGTTTCAGGCCCTGCTTCAGCAATTGCTAAAATAGCTGGAAAGCTGAGTTCTGTTCCTTATATTGCGCCTTACGCGATAGCCACACAAACGTTATCTAGTGCAATAGGAGGAGCTGCTCGTCTATTTGGATATTCTAGACCTACTCTAACAAAGGTCCCTGAATATTATAGACCTACTCCTACAGCTTCGCTTGCAACAACTAATACACCTGATACTGCACAAAAGTTAACAGTCGATGACAAGCAAGAGCTAACGGTCGATCCAAGAATAGCTGGGATTGGTGCTAAAGATCCTTTAGGGATTTCAAGCATTGCATCTCGAGAGTCTTATCTCACAAGCTTTTCATGGAACGTCGGTACAGCCCCAGAGACCTTACTCTGGAATTCGCGTGTCGATCCTGTTACTTGGGCAGAGTCCCCTGGTCCTCCAGTGGCTTACCATTTCCCAGCATGTGCAATGGCTGCCCTTCCTTTTAAGTATTGGACAGGTACTATGAAATTCCGGTTTCAAGTAGTCTGTTCTAACTTTCACAAGGGGAGGTTAAAGATTGTATATGACCCAAATGCTTTATGGAATGGTTCTGCTGTCTCAACTGAATATAATACAAATTATATGCGTATTATAGACATTTCAGACGAGCAGGATTTTACCATTGAAGTAGGAAATGGTCAATCTATGACTCTGCTAGATCACCATTTACCTGGTGTTGATCCTGTGACAACTATGTATTCCAACTCAGTTTTCACAAATCAAGAAGAAGGTAACGGTGTCATTGCAGTGATGGTTGTCAATGAGTTGACTGTCCCCAACAGTACCGTAAATAACGATATCACTGTCAACGTTTTCGTTTCCATGGGTGATGATTTTGAAGTGTTTGTCCCTGACAGTCACTTTCAAAATTTCGTCTTTAAAGCCCAAATGGGAGAAAACTTTGCACCAGATCACCAAGAAACTTCCGAACCAAGTAAACCAGTGCAAGAGTCCGCTATGGATTTAGGCCCTGGAGGACAAGATACTTCAAAAGTAAATACTGTATTTACCGGAGAAGCTATTTCATCCTTTAGAACCTTGCTCAAGCGCTATAATGCCTGGACAACTATCGGGAATAATAATGGTGGTCAGCAATTCACAAGGGTTCAGTTAGCAACTTTTCCATATTTACGTGGAAATGTCGCTGGCGCTGTCAATCAACAGGTGTCCCTAGCCC